CTAGTTCCCATATCGGCTTCCCCCGTCCAAAGGCTGGCTGCTTGTGGGGTACGAGACGACGGCGTCGTTGCCGGGCATGTAGGGGAAGCCGCGGAAATTGAGCGCGTTGTCGAACTTCGCCTTGCAGGTCGAGAACTGCTTGTCGCAGCCCGCCGTCACCGCGAGAGCGTCGCCAACCGCGACCGTTTCGCTCATCGCCTGCCACAGCTCGATCGAGACGGACGTCGCCGCCACACCGTGACGCTTAACCTCCATGCCCCGCGCGGCATTCGCGCCCGTCGAGAAGACGAGCTTGCCGCCGCTGAACCAGCCGTCGGCATAGGCGTCCAGGCCCGTGACCGAGAAGCGCCGAGCGTCGATGACGCTCGCCACCGTTCCCGTGCCCTTGAAGGTCGGACCCGCGAGCACGACCGTGCAGCGCGCGTCGCCGAGATCGGCGTCGCAGGAATAGCCGTAGGCGCGGCCGACGCTCTGGTTCAGCTTGTGCGCCAGGCCGCGCACCTCGGCCTGGAACGCGGTCTTGCCGCGGCTCACCTGGCCGAGATTGCCCTTGCGCATCAGCACGCGCTGATCGGGCGTCCCCCAGTTGACGCGCCAGATCTCGATATCGGCGTCGTCATAGAGTCCCGCCGCGAGATCGTGCTCGTTCAGCGAAGCCGACGACAAGGCGCCCGCGACGGTGAGGTTGTCGACCGCGAGCCCCAATGTCGACTGCACCTCGCTCGCCGTGAATCCGCTCGCCGCTTCGTAGGTCACGCCGTCGAAGACGACCGGCGCGTCGTGATCGGTGAAACCCTGCACGAGCCCGTCGCCGCGCGCGACCTTCCAGCACCAGCACAAGGTCGTGGTTCCGGAGGAGAGATGGTCCTGCAGGCCGGGGGGAAGGGTTTTCATGGTGATGCTCCACCCTCCCCTTGAGGGAGGGTCGATAATTTGCTGAGCGCAGCGAGGCAAATTTCGGGGAGCGGTGCTCGTCTTGGCGAAAACCCCTCCCCGAAAAATGCTTCGCATTTTTCGACCCTCCCTCAAGGGGAGGGTTCTATTCACACCAATATCTCCACGATCGGGATGCTCGGGCACTCGCCCGCCGCGAAGCTCGCCAGGTTGACGACGAGCGCGTCGGTGTCGAAGCGCACCGCCGTGTCGAAGGCATAGCCGGCGGTGATCGCGGCACCCGATGCGGGCGCCGTCGTGAAGGTGACGATCCCCGTCGTCGCATCGACCGACACCGGGCCGGAGACCTCGATGCCGCCGACCGCGATGCGCACGCTGCCGTCCACGGGCTTGACGATCCTGCGCACCCAGCTCGACGGCCCGGACGCATAGGTCTTCACGAGCTGGAACGCGCGCGTCGTCCCGTCGCCGGTCGCGATCGCCTGGTCGGCGGGCGATATCGCGCCGCCCGGCGCGCAGGACTGGAAATCGGTGAAGTCCTTGAAGCGGAAGCCGACGAGGCGCCCGAGCCGCGCCTCGAAGAACGCGACGACCGCCTGCAGGTCGTCGAGCGTCTTGACGCCCGAGCCGACGTCGTAGCGCCGCCGCGAGTTCGCCCACACCGCGTTGCGCTCCTCATAGCCCGAGCCGAGCGCGACGATCTCGGTCTTGCGCTCCGGCCCGCCCGTGGAGCCGAACGCGATCGCGGTGGGGAAACGGATTTCGTGGAAGGTCATGGTTGCCTGCGAATGGCGAATGGCGAATAGCGAGTAGTGAGTAGTGAGTAGTGAGTAGCTTGACCGAGTCCTCTATTCGCTACTCGCTATTCGCTATTCGCTTTTCACATGTTTCTCTGCCCCCGCGCCAGCGCGCGCGACATCATCGCGGCGATCTGGCTGCGGGATTTGAGGAAGCTCGAGGCGTCCTGGGTCTGCACGTTGACGACGATCTGCGGGCCCCGCGCTTTAAGATCGGCGTTCGAGGTGACGGTGCCAGCGCCCGCGGGCGTGAACAGCTCGGGGCCCTGCTCGCCGACGAGATAGGTCTCGCCCGCGCTCACCGGGCCGCCCGAGGCGAGCGCGCCGCCGATGGGAAGCAGCGAGCCCGCGATCGAGCTCACCACGCCCTCGATCGGCTTGACGATGAACTGGCTGATCGCGATGCGCTCGAAATCGGCGAGGATCGCGCTCACCAGCTGGTCCATCGACAGCTTCCCCGAGACGGCCGCGCGCGCGATGGTGTTGGCGACGGCGTCGAAGCTCTTCGTCACCGCGCCCTCGATGGCCGAGGTCGCATCCATCACCGGACCGGTCGCGAAGTCGTTGAGCGCCTTCGCCGCGGCGTCCAGCGCCGAGTTCGGATCGTCAGCCATCGGGAAACTCCTTCATCATGCGGTCGAATTCGCCACGTGCCAGCGGCGATGCGCGCCGCGGGAGCCGCGTGAGCATCGCGCGCCACTCGGGCAACGACAGCGCCCAGAACGTCGTGGGCGAAAGCGCCAGCGCGCCGAGCCCTAGGGCGAGGACGCCGCTCCAGCGAAAGGGCCGGACGCCTCGCCGCCGCCCTCGCCTTTCAAACCCGCCGCCTCGAACGCATCGCGCACCGCCGCCACCAGCGCGCCGAGGTCGCAGGCAAGCGCGAGCGCGTCCTGCGCCGTCATCTCGTGCCCTCCGCCGCGCAACAGCGCCGCGGCCACGATCGCCAGATCGCTCGCGCGTGCCTGCGCCAGGCGTTTCGATATCTCGCCGAGATTGGCAAGTCCGAGCCCGTCCTCGATCTCGGCCAGCGCGCCGAGCGTGAGCAGCAGGCAATAGGTCTTCCCGCCGGCGACAAGCTCCGCTTCGCCGCGAATCCTGTTCATGATAGGGTTTCCTTATGGACGATCCGGAACCGGTCTATCCGCGGACGCGCCTTTTGATGTTCCGCATCTTCGCGGCGCTGACTGCTTTCGCCGCTGCCGCCGTCGCCGTTGCGGAGCTCACGCTCGGAACCGCGCGCGGCTGGTCGTGGCTGGATTGGTCGGGATTTGTGCTTATCGCGGCGTTGTGCGCCTATCTGATCGGTCAGATGGCCGCGCATTGGGACAGTCCTACGCCGTAAAGCTCAGCGCGCCCGCGGACGCCAGCGACATCGAGATCTTCACTTCGCCGTCATACGGCCCCTCATACTGCAGCGACGTGACCTTGAACGGGCCCGAGACCGTGCCGAAGCTCGGGATCACGATCTGCCAGTTGGAAAGCGCCTGGTCGAAGAACGCCGCGCGGATCGCCGCGTCGGAGGCCGCGTCCTTGAACACGCCCGAGCCCGACACGCTCGCGGACTTGACGCCTGAGGCGAGCAGCTCGCGCCACTCATCCGTCGAGTCCGAGTTGGTCACGTCGATCGTCTGCGCGTTGAACGCCAGCGTCGTCGCGCGCAGCCCGGCGGCGGTGGTGAACGTCTCCGGCGAGCCGCCGTCGCCGATCTTGATGAGCAAATCCTTGCCGCGTTGTGCGGTCATGTGGGTCTCCTTTGTGGGCGAATGGCGAGTAGCGAATGGCGAATAGGGAATCGCCTTCTTTCCATTCGCTATTCGCCACTCGCTATTCGCTTTCTTCCATCACCGCCCGGAACTTCAGCGTCGCGCGGGTCGTCTCGCCGTCGCTTTCGCGGGTGAAGGTCGTGGCGAGATGGCGGATATCGATCAGCGTCTCGCCGCTGACCGCGAGCACGGCGCCGTCGAGCGCGTCCCGCACGGCGGCGGCGGCGAGCTTGGCTTCCTTGCGGCCGTCGGCGCGCGACCAGACATGGATCTCGAGCATGTGCTCGCTGCCCGTCTCGGTCGCGGTGCTCCAATCGCTCATCGTGTCGTCGCCGATGACGCAATAGGGAAACGCCGTGCCGCGCGGCGGGGTATCGAAGACGCGCGGCGGATCGCCGAACGCGTCCTTGACTTCGTCGTTCGCGCAGAGCTCGGCGAACACGGCCTGCTGCAATGCCCAGCTCGCGCTCATGGCAGTTCCTCGCACAGAAGGGTCATCAGCGCGGCGCCCGGGCCTTCGTCGATGACGGTGTGGATGCGGAAGATTCGCGGGCCGACGCCCACGCGCATGCCCGCCGCGACGTCGGTGCGGCGGCGCAGCACGATCTTGTGGCGCACGCGCGCCTCCAGCCGGTCGGGACCGAACGCGTCGCTGCCGCCCAAGGGCGTGAGCGCGATCCACACCGAGGCGAACGCTTCCCAGGCGTCGCCGAACCCGCCGCCGCCGTCGGGCGTCAGCGTGTTCGCGAGCAATTGCGCGCGCTGGTTCAGGGAGCCGATCATTCAAAAATGCGAATGGCGAATAGCGAATGGCGAATAGAAAATTCCCTATTCGCTATTCGCCACTCGCTATTCGCCCCTTTCTACAATTTGAAAATCCGGTACGGCGCGAGCAGCGCCTGCGCCGGCGGCGCGATCTCTTCCGGGCCGTCGCCGCGGTTGACGTAGAGCTCGGCCAGGATCTCGAGCACGCCCCGGCGCAGCGGCTCGGGCACGTCGCCCGCCTCGCCGCCATAGCCCGCGCCGAACGCGATCGCGACCGCGTTGCGCCGGCGCAGGTCGAAGCCCGGCGAGGTCAGGCAGTCGAACACGACGCGGCCCGGCGCCGACACGGTATCGACGAAATAGCGCGCGGGATCGACCGTGTTCGCCGTGTTGTCGCGCGCATAGGCGCTCACCGCGCTCACGCTCTGCAGCGGCGGCAGCGGCACCTGCGCGATGCCGTCGCCCGGCCAGCAATCGAGCCACAGCACCCAGCTTTGGGTGACGAAAGCGCGGCCCGTATGCCATTCCGCGCGCGCCCTGGCCGCGGTGATCAGCGTGGTGATGAGCGCGTCGTCGTCGGCCGTGTCGACCTTGAGCTGCGCCTTCGCCTCGTCGAGCGTGACCGGCTCGAGAGAGGGCGGGGTGATGAGTTGGAGGGGCATTTTTGCTCCGCAAAAAAAGGCGAATGGCGAGTAGCGAATGGCGAATTGGGGTTCCCTATTCGCCATTCGCCATTTCGCTATTCGCTAACTGGCAGCAAACTTCATCAGCTTGATCGCCTCGAAGTTCTGCACGCCGCCGCCGACGCGCTTGGTCGTGTAGAACAGCACGTAGGGCTTGGCGCTGTAGGGATCGCGCAGCACGCGGATGCCGATGCGGTCGACGACGAGATAGCCGCGGGCGAAATCGCCGAACGCGATCGAATAGGCGTTCGCGGCGATGTCGGGCATGTCCTCGACTTCCGTCACCGGATAGCCGAACAAGGTGGCCGGCTGGTCGGCGCTCATCGCCGGCTGCCAGATATAGTTGCCGGTCGAGTCCTTGAACTTGCGCACCGTGCTCTCGGTCTTGCGGTTCATCACCCAGCGGCCGTTGGCGCGGTAGCCCTGTTTCGGCGCATAGGCGAGATCGAGCAGCGCATCCGACGGATTGGAGGACGCGAACGCGCCCGCCGCCCCGCTGGCGATGTAGCCGAGACTGCCCCACGCCCACGATGCATCCGCCACCGTGGTGTAATGCAGGAACCCGGTCGGCTTGTTGGTGCCGTCGCCGTTGACGAACGCCGCGCCCTCCTGCTCGGCGAAGACGATCTGCACCTCGGACGCCAGCCACTGCTCGATGTCGACCTGGCTGTCGTCGAGAAGCGTCTGCGTCGCGGCCGGCATCGCGTAGAGCTCCATCGCGGGGAAGTCAATGGCCGCCAGCGTCGGCGTGTTCGTCTGGCTGATCGCGTCGGTCTCGCCCACCCAGCCGGTGGCCGCGCCCGCCGTGGTGATCGGCTTGCGGTAGACGTTGGCGCCGATCTGCCTGACCGTCGCGATGGCGCGGATCGGCGAGGCTTTCGCGAGCACGCGGTCGATCGTCGTCTCGATCTCCAGCGGCACGGTATAGCCGCCGTCGGGGTTCGAGCCCGCCGACAACGCCTTGACCTCCAGCGCGTCGAGCCCGCCCGCGTCGCCGCGGCGGACATAGCGGTCGAACGCCTGCTTGCGCTCGCGCGTCTGCGGCTGGACCGTACGCTCGGTCCCGAGCGCGGGACGCTGGGCGGCGAGCGTCAGTTCGTCGAGCACGCGCTTCTGCTCGTCGAGCGCGCGGTTGATGCGCTCGACCTTCTCGTCGGCCACGACGTCGGTGGAGCGCTTCTCCAGCGCCGCGAGCCGCTCGTCGTTCGCGTCCTTGAAGCTGTCGAAGGCGCGCAGGAAATCGTCGAACGCCTCCCTGATCTCGCGGCTCGCGCCTGCGTCGGCTTTTGTTTCCATATCCATTGGTGTTCTCCTTGGGGTTGGGCGAATAGCGAATAGCGAGTAGCGAGTAGAATTCGCGCCCGCCTTCCCTATTCGCTATTCACTATTCGCTACTCGCTTCGCCGCCCGCGCGATGCTTCCCGCGAGCGCGTTCTTCTCTCCCAGCGCCGTCACGCCGCTGCCCGCGAGCAGCGGGAAGGTGACGATGGAGATCTCCCACAGCTCGACCTCTTCGAGGCGGCGCAGTCCGGTCTTCGCGTCGCGCCGCGCGCGCACCGTGCGGAAGCCGATGGAGAGGCCGTCCAGCGCGCCGTCGGCGATCAGCGCGCGCACCTCGCGCGCGCGCACGACGTCGAGGCTCAGCCGCCCGCGCACATAGAGGCCCTTGCCGTCCTCGCGGATCGTCTCCCACACGCCGATCGGCTCGTGCGCGAAGTGCTGATAGAGCATGCGCACATCGCGCGCCGGCCGCTTGCGCAGCGACGAAGCGAACGCGCCGGGGGCCACGACGTCGCCCGCGCCGTCCGGCACGCCGAACAGCGAGGCATGGCCCTCGAACACCTCGCGCCCGAGACCTTCGAGACGCGCAGGCGCGCTCGCGCGCGCGAGCGCGCGCCGCGCGTACTTCACGGTGGGTCGCATTGATCTATTTCTTTTCTTGGGCCGGAAGGCTCGTCTCAACCAGCGCATCGAGCGCGGCGAGCGAGGATTTTGTTTTCTTGCCGCAATATTCCGCCATCGCATCGCCGATGTCGACGAGGGCGCCGGCTTCGCCGCCCGGCGACCACGCCTGCCCGGCCTTGCCGTAGCTGTAGAAATGATATTCCACGCCGTCGGCGCCGACGGTCTCGATCCCGCTCGGGTCCGGCGCGTCGTAGTGCGTCTTCAGCAGCGCGCGTGTCCAGATATCGACCAGACGTTCGGCGCGCGGCTTGTCCAGCGCGATCGCGCAACGCGCGACCTTCACGTCGTGCCAATCGGCCGGAAGCGTCTTGCGCAGCTCCGCCACGGTCTTGGCATCGCCATCCGCGACGGCGCCGGCCAGGGCATCATAGTCATGCAGACCCACCGCCGGGGCCACGACGAGGATCGCATAGGCGCCGCCATCGTCCCGCTTGAGAGCAACGGCATATTCCGGCCCGAAAGCCGGGAGCACCGTCATGCGGGCGACGACGTTGCCGGTGTAAGCCTCCTTCAGCACGCCGACGACGATGCTGTCGTAGTCCCGCCACGCACCGCCGTCGCTCAGGATCGAATCCTCGGGCCGGAGGTGGTCCTCGGCACGCGCGGCCGTCGCGAACAGGAGCGCGGCGGCCGCCGCCGACGCACGCGCAGCACGGGACATCATCGCAAGTCTTCCTCCCTCACCCAGGAACGATCCTACCACCTCCTCAAGGAGATGGCTGGCCCTTCTCGCGATCCAGCTTGGTCTCGATACGGTCCAGCGTTTCCTTCATCGTGCGCATGTCTTCCTCGAGCACCGCGACGCGCTCGATCGCGTTCTGGTCGGCGCTCGTCGCGCGCTCCAGCGCCGCGATGCGCTCGGCAGCCGACCCCGCCCAGAACAGCGCGCCGGCCGTCTGCAACAAAAAAGCCGCCACGAGGGCGGCCGGAAGCTTCTTGTCCAGCACCGGCTGGACCGCGTCGGCGAGGGTCATGGCGGCTTACCGAGACGTTCGAGTTTCATGAGAAGGATCCGCCTCACGGCGACTTCGGCAGCGCTGCGTCGGCCGGCGTCGCGTACAGCGTCTTTTCCTTGAACGCGAAATAGAGATGCATCTTGCTCAATTCCGCGTCGCGCAGGCTGAGGTCGGCCGTTCCGAAACAGACCTTCCCATCGAAGGCCTGGATGGGGCGATACGGCTTGCATTCCGGCCCCTCCTTCTTGACGATGAACACGGCGGGATTGGAGATCTCGACGCCTTCCAGGGCGAGCAGCTTGAACGGATAGCGGTAGAGGGTCTGCGTCTTGTCGTGCAGCGTCTGCATGCCGGGCGAATTCTCGTCGAGACCGAAGATGCGGTGGACCACGTTCATGTCCATCTGCGCCGTGCCGGCGGAAACGTGGAAATCGACATGAACGCGCTCGCCGTCCAGCCGCATCTGGAAGGTGAAATGGCCGGAAGGGTCCTTTTCGAACGGCACTTGCGCATAGCGGTCGGCCCAATAGACGACCTGGCCGCTGCAATGATCCTGCGAGAACAGCTTCATGCGCGAATTCTTGAGATCGAGCTCGACGTCGAAATTGGCGAGCAGGTCCATTCCGGCCAGTCCGGTGACCTGCGGATCGCCGCCGCTCAGCGAACCGTCGACGCGGAACATGTCGAACTTCCGGGCGCGGGCCAGACCGACGCTGAATTCGTCGACCGAGACGGCCCGCTTGATCTTGACGTCGTCCACCTCCGGCTCGATCTGGGAGGGCAGCGAATGCGACGCGTATTTCTGGGCGTCCGCGAAGCTGCCCAGGATCGCCGAGAACGGGCTGTTCAGCCCGACCTCGAACCAGCGCTCCTGGCCGCCGATCGTGATCGGAAACAGATAGTCGCCGCCCGTGCTCTTCTTCAACGTGAGATCGGCAAGCTGCTTGAGCCTGCAGTCCTCGTCCGCGCGGGCCGGCGCGGCAACAGCGAGCAATGCGGCCGCTGCAATCGCGATTCTCATCCGCCTTCTCCCCTTCCCCGTGCTCATAGTGTATCCCCACCCGCGAGCGGAGAGTAGCCCGCCGCCTGGCGCTTCTCGTTCAGGGTCAGGAACGTCGCGGCGTTGAGCTTGTCCCAGGAGCTTTCGCGGTCGGCCGCGAGCGCGTCCACCGCGTCGGCGTCGTAGCTGAGCCGCAAGCCTTCGCCGAAACGGGGCGCGAGCCAGCGCGTGAGCTGGGCCGCGGTGCGGCCGACGAGCGGCATCACCGTCTGGCGCCAGAACGACAGGTTCGCCTCGCGATAGTTCGAGAAGGTGTTGTCGCCGGGGATGCCGAGCAGCATCGGCGGCACCCCGAAGGCCAGCGCGATCTCGCGCGCCGCGCCGTCGCGGCTGTTGGCGAAATCGAGATCGGCGGGCGCGTAGCTCATCGACTTCCAGTCGAGCCCGCCTTCGAGCACCATCGGGCGCCCCGCATTGCCGCTGCCTTGATAAGCGTCCTCCAATTCATGTTTGAGCCGCTGGAACTGCTCGTCGGTGAGCCCCGGCGCGCCGTCCGGGCCCTTGTAGACGAGCGCGCCGGAAGGACGCGCGGCGTTGTCGAGCAGCGCCTTGGTCCAGTCGCCGCCGGCATTGTGCACGTCGATGGCGCGCGCCGCCGCCTCGATGGGCGAGAGCCCGTAGAGATCGTCGAGCGGATGGAACAGGGCTGCGTGCATCACCGGAAGGAAGCCCGTGCCGCGCTCGGCCGCGAGGGTCGTGGCCTGGCCCGCGACCGTATAGGTGTAGGCGACCGGCCGTCCGTCGGCGCCGGGCACGACGCGCACGCGGTCGGGCCGCAGCACGTGCAGCTCGCGCACCTCGCCCGAGGCGGTGAGCGCCTCGAGATAGGAATTGCCCGCGCATTGGAGGAACGCGTACCAGCGCTCGAACAGCGCCTTGCCGTCCTCGAGCGGGTTGGGGCTTGAGAGCAGCGCGAGCAGCGGATGGGCCTCGATCTCGCGCGGCCCCTCATAGAGCAGCCAGGGGACCGATGAGGCGGCCTCGGCGATCATGCGCACGCAGCGATAGGCGATCGCGTTGCGCATCACGCCTTCGCGCGCCAGGCTCGCATAGTCGCGCGCCCCCCATGAGGCCCGCCCCGCGAGAGACAAGGCGACGAGGGGGGGCATCGCCTTTTTCTCCGGGGGACGCGCCGAAGATCTCGCGGGGCGGAACAGGTTCTGGAACATGGGAAGTTTCCCTCGACAAAATCATCTGTCATGGCCCGCGAGTTCGTAGCGACAGCGTACGAACGGGCCATCCAGTTGGGTTCTGCAGGTTTAAAAAAAAGGACTCACGCGGAGGCGCGGAGTACGCGGAGGTTCTTTTTCATTCCGCGAACTCCGCGTCTCCGCGTGAAATTCTTCGAAATTGGCTCGATGTCACCTGGGTGGCCCGCGTCCATACGCTGTCGCTATGGACCGGGCCACGACACTCTTTGTGCTTCTACAACTGACGCGCTCTCGGCTCGGGCACCTTGCGGTCGAGCGCGGTGATCGCCCACACCAGCGCGTCCATGCGGTCGGGGCTTTCGCCGCTGCCGTCATAGCTGCACATCTGGTCCTCGAGCTCCGGGAAGACGCCCGCGTGATGCACGCGGCCCTTCTCGTAGTGCTGCGCCACCGGCTCGGCGCGCACGCTCTTGCCGCGCGTGGCGCGCACCATCACGACCGGCATCGCCGGCGCCTCCGCGTTGAGCACGGACTTGACCATGTCGCCGCCCTGGTTCGCCTCGGCGACCACCCGGTCGGCCTCATACGCCTCATAGGCGTCAGCGACGCGGCGCGCCCATCTACCGGGCGTGAGGCCGCCCGCCGAGCAATCGGCGAGCACGTAGAACGCGCTGTCGTGGCCGAGGCCCGCGACGATGATGCCGCACTCCGCGCCTTGCGCCGACGCCGGCGGATCGACCGCGACGACGACGCGCTTGAGCGCGGGCGCCGCGCGCACGCGGCACCTCTCGATCCAGTCGCGGCGGAAGAGCGCGCCGTCGATATCCTCGATGATCTCCGCGTCGAGCTCCTGGCGGCCGAGCCGCGTGCCGCCGTAGCGCGCCGTGAGATCCTCGACGAAGCCCGGCGCGAGATTGACCGCGTTGTCCTTCGTCGCGCCGCGCGTCACCACCGTCCCCGGCGCCGCGATCAGCGCCCTCAGCGCCGCGATGTTGCGCGGGGTGGTGGTGAGCGTCATGCGAGGGTCGTCTCCAATACGCAACGCCATGCGGATCATGTCGAGTACGCCCTGCGCGTCCTGCCACTTGCAGAACTCGTCGCCCCATGCGGCGTCGAACTGATGGCCGCGGATCGAGTCCGGCTCTTCCGCGCTCAGTACGGTCGCGATCTCGCCATCCGGCCAGAGAACGCGCTGGTTGGATGGCTCGAACGTCGCGCCGGCCGTCACCCGCAGCAAACCGGACTCCCCTTCGATCATCACCGCGCGCGCGTCCCGGAAAGTCGCACCGATCAGCGCGACGCGACGCGCGCGCCTGGAATTCACCGCGCTCCCGACCCATTGCGCGCCGGCGCGTGTCTTTCCCGCGCCGCGTCCGCCGAGAAACAGCCAGACACGCCAATCGCCGGGCGGCGCCTTCTGCTTGTCGCCTGCCCAGACGTTCCAATCACGCAGAAGAAGCTCGGCTTCCTCCTTGCTTAGGCTGTTCAGAAACTTCCTTCGCAGTGTCGAAGGCAAGGAGTTTATCGAGGCGGCGCTCAAGCTCGGCAC